TTTCTGCGAGCATTTTTAAATTTTCTATGGCTTCAGAGTTGGGTACATTTTTTATACCCTTACGCTCTGCTGTCTGGCTTTTTGTTAACTCAGCCAGAGTAAAGTTTTGACTTAGTTGCATTTATCTTCCAAACAATTTGTTAAAAATATTTAAATCTAAAAGTTTTCTTTGTTGAGGTGTTAAACCTCGTTCTTCCGCTATCTCTTGTGGTAAAAAGTCTCCTGGTATTATTTGACCAGATCCATAAGGAGCCAACATTCTGATACCTTGAGTGATTGGATTTGATACATCTACAGCTGGACCGCGAACTGTGGGCTGACCTTCGTAAAAATCTTTCATTGTGTAGTCTTCAGGGTATAAAGCCTGAGCTTGCCTGAGTTGATTTATTTCAGCTATTCTCTGTTCGCCTTTACTTCCACCACCATATTGATTGGTATAATCCACATTTGTACCAAAAAAATTAGCTATTCTTGATGGTAAAGAATTGGGAAAAGGGTTTGTCTTAGTTGCTCCTCTCATAGCTGTGTATAGTTCAGGTGTTAAAGAATACATATCACCTGATCTTTCACCAGACGCGTCATCTTCAGGGCTGTACCTGTTAGCTTCTTTCGTTTCTTCTGAAACGTCACTACCAAACTCTTCACTTGGGCCAAATGCATCTTCGTTACTTCGGCTATCTTGCTCGTCAACAAAGCTGTCTATCTCACCACCACTAAAAAAGTTTTGTACGGGACCACCATTTCTAAAAGTTTTTGTTGCGGTTATTCCAAGACTTCCTCCTACAGGTCCAAGGCCAACATTAAAACCGCCAACATTTAAACTAGGTAAACCTGCAAATGCATTTGGCGTATTATAATTTAAGTTTTGTTGAAAGGTTGTAGGAAGAGATCGTATGCGATTTAGAGCTGAGGTTAACATAGGAGGAGGACTAAAACTAAAAGAGGTATTGTCGTCATTTCCAGTATTTTCTAAAGAATCTTGTATTGATTCTTGAGCCGCGACATCTGTTTCAAGACCCATGTCCATTGAACCGCCATTACGCATATACTTTACTTCACCACCTTCAGCCATAGTAGCTGTAGGTATCATCCCAGATACAATGTCATCAGGAAATAGAGAGGCGTATTTTGTTCTATCAGTTGGCGCGGAGGCGGCGGAGGAGCCACCACCTCCCGCGGGAGCGGTGTTCAATCCACTCAAAAATGGCTGACTTGAGGCTACTTGGGTGGTGGGAATACCCTCTTGTACACTCGGCTCAACCGAACTCACTTTGTTTTTATTAATCTTTTGTTGTATTTGATCAATAAATTCGTCTCTTTCTTCAACTTCCGTAGCTTCATCCTCGTCTTCAGGACTTAATTCTCTAACCACGGATGGTGTTATTCTTCTTACAGGCTTAAATCCCATTTGTTGTAGGTATCTACTAATTTTTTCTGCAATTCTTAGCTGTATTTTTTCGTCTTTACTCGTTTTCAACAAATCAGCTAGTTTAGTTGGATTTGTCATCAAATCACCCATAACATCCATTTTCATGCTTTGAGGAACATCTCTAAAAATAGATAACATGGCCCTAACACCCGCACCAGATTCAATAATACCTTGTCCCGCACCAGATCGTCCTGGAATAAGGGCACCAACAGAAGCACCTAATTGAGATCCAAGTAATCTTAAATAAAGATCTGTCATAGGGTTTAAGCCATCCTCTAACATTCCTCCTAAATTGTTAAGTTCATCGGCGGCTTCTAATTTAACTAATTCTGTAATAAAACTTTTCATAGTTTTGGCTTCAGGTTCTGTCATAATGCCTTTACTAACCATGAAATCAGTTAAATTAGTTTTTATTTTGGCGTTAGGCATGTTTGAAAACAAAGAATCTGCTAAAGCTCTAACTGAAAAACTTTGACTAGTTCCTCCCGAATGAGTTAATGCAGACTCTAAAATAGAAGACTTCAAACCATTCATAGCTGATTTAGGGTCATCAGAAGCTTGAGCTAACTTAACTAAATTAGTAATGTCTTTTATAGGGTTTTTACCTCTAACAGCTATACCTGCTGCATAAGTAGGACTTTCAGCACCACCTAATTTTGGTAAAAGTTTACCAAAATAAAATTGATCATCTAACTTTTTCTTAAATTTTTTGTTCTTAACTCTTGTGTCTCCCAATAAAACATTAGCAGAATTTACATCATTTAAATCATCTCTTAACCCTTGAAAAATTTGACTATCTAAAACTTCTTTGTTTTGGTCCATCCATCTTTTTAAAAGCTTTGTGTTAATTTCTCCCGTTTCTGGGTCTACTGCAGCTACTCTTGCGTTTCTTAGCATCATTTCAAGCGTTCCAGAAACAGTGTTACTTAAACCATCTGCTTGAGGTAAACCTTCATCCATTGCAAATTTACCCACAGCTCCTATTTGTTTAATTCTTAGTAATGTAGGCTCGGCACCACCTTTTAACATCGTGCTTGATAACAATTCAGGAGCCAATCTGGTAGACCTTGTTTTATCTTTTGCTAAAATATCTCCAGCAAAAGCTCTAGTAAAAACATCATTCAAAGATTTAGAGTAAGCTCTAGCAGTGTCATATGCTAAGTCTTGTCCTTCTGGCACAGAATTTATATCTTTCAGTAAGGCATTTGCAAAATCAAAAGCTATTCTGGCAGAGTTTCTGTCACCTACAGCTGTTTGCGCGGCACCTATACTTAATGCAATACTTCTCATTTCAACTAAGCTGTTAACATTTACAGGCATTTTCTCTTTGGTTAAATCTTGAACTATACCTGTTTGTTCTTTAGCTATTAATGAATTTATTTGTCTGTTCTTCTTAGCATAGGCAATAACTTTGTTGTAATCAGCTCTAGCAGAAGCAGAACCAAACTTACCTGTTTCTTTTTTTATTAATTGTTCCGCTAATGCAATAACATTGTCATCATTAGATAGAGATTCATCATATACATACTTATCACCTAAGTTATATAATCTAATTTTATCAGGATCATCCATCTCATTCATTAATTTTCTATAGTTAGATAATAATCCTTTAGTCTCCATATTACTTTTTTGAGCTTGAAGATTTAAAATTTTAGAACTACTTTGAACAGGACGTTGTTTAATCCCTAGAGATAAGGACATTTTTTCTACAAATTCATTTAAAGGACCTAAACGCCCTGTTTGTAGATAATATTTTCTAGCCACTTCTTCTTCAGGCATTGACCTAGACCAAGCTTCTATGAAATTAGGCACAGTGCTGGTTTGACCATCGGGTCTTACAAACTCTGTCAACTCTTGATTTTGTACATTTCTCCATAAAGTTTGTTCCTGACCCCTTGCTTCCGTAAGAAGTTCACTCACAGATCGATACAAAATTTCTCCTAACTCTGCATTAGCTCTTGGATTATCTCCTTTTAACTTTTCAAAAGCAGTTAAAACTTTTGCTGACCTTGTTTTTAGTCTATCGGCTAAAGATCCTGCAAACAAAGATTCAGATAAACGAGCAGCTTCTTTAAGAGCATTTTTATCTCCAGAAGCAGCTAATGCCGTAATTAAATTTCTAATCGCTGTTCCTGTTTGAGTTATAGCTGTTTTTTGTTGTTTTCCTAACCCACGACTGGTTTGAGCTAAAGCAGCTTCTATGGCCATCAAAACAGGACTACCTGATTTCAAACCCGCCGTCATTTCAATAGGCCTACCTTGATCATCCGTGAGTAATTTAGGATCAGATAATTTTTTAATTATTTCATTTACATCTTCACCTTCTGCTTCAATTATATCTAATATTCTTTTTATACCTTGAGCTTCTCTTTTACGTCTTATGAAATCTAAGCCTTTGACCCCTTCTGTTTTTAAATTCTTTATACCGTTTGTTAATCCAGTAACAATTCCTGAAGTTCTTTCAATTAAAACACTACCTAAAATACCAGGAATTAAACTTCCTCCTGCTTCATAGCCTAGTCTAGGAAGAACTTGTTGAGGGAAATCCTGTTCAGCGGACCCACCTAAAATAGTTTGTGAAGTTCCTGCTATTCCTTCCACAAGACCAAAAGGTATAGGCCTTTTTCTAGCAGTTTCTCCAACACCTGTAAGTAATTTTTCCATACCAGAAAGTATTCTAATATTTTTAGGAGCTACTTCTTTGGCTCCTGTCTTACTTAAATTTAAATAAGCTAAGTTGTCTAGAAATTGAGCAGCACCAAAACTTACATTTTTTGATATTGTAAAGGGTAGAGCTAACCACGGTATAACACCTGCAGCTGTTTTACCCCTAGCGTAAGCAGCTCTGGTGCCAGGTAGTATAGGGTTTTCATCCCCTATCATTAAACTTGTTAACTCTTCTCCACCTTTATAAGCAGCTACAGAACTTGCCAAACCTGTCACGGCTGGTACCAAAAACTTAGCTATAGGGGGAACTGGTAATTTTGAAACAACTTGAGCGCCTGCTTTGGCACCACCTACAAAAGCTCCAAAAGCGCCTGCTTGTGGTAGAATATCTCTTCCAAAACCACTAGATTCTGTGCCTTCTTCAAAAACTTTTCCTTCAGGTGATCTGGCAAATAACTTTATTATATCATCGTTAGATAAAGCTCTTTCTGACGTGGATAAATCTTTAAACTCAGGCATAAGGTCGAAACCTTGCCATTCACCTGTTTTTAATTGATTAAAAATATCATTTTGTAAGTCAGGAGAAAAATCTAATTTAACAGTATCAGCAACATTTTCTGCCACAATTTCATCAATGGGAATAAAACCTCTATCATCCGTGTCTATCCCTGAGCCTAAAATCTCGTATTGTTGGTCCATATCAACAGTAACAGGATTCCAATTTAATTGATCTGCCATTATCTGTCCTTTTCAAGAGCTTGTTTAGACTTTAAAATCGCATCATTTTTCTTTGAAGTGCTTGATCCCGCACCCGAAGTAAAGCCGCCTGTTAAAGATATTAATCTCTGTATTTCTAAATTATTGGCAAGTAAAGCTTCTTTTTGTTTGTCTCCAACTCCTGCTGAAAGTTGTTTTAAATTACGTCTATATTGAGCTATAGAAGCATTTCTTAAATTAATTATTTTTCTTGCTTCTACGTCAGGACTTGTAAAGAAAGACTCTGCATCGGGAAATAATTTAGCCACATTTTGCATCTCTGCTACTGGAAACTTGTTATTAACAACTAAAGCAGATCTACCTAAAACAGTTATAGTCTTCATATAATTGTTAGCATCTAAAGTTTGTTTACCTACATCAAAATATTCGGAAGGTCTTATAAATTCAGGTAAGATACCTTGTGCTTTCATAAAAAGTGTTGTTAATTGTGTACCAAAACCCGTACCATCTCTCGCTTTTTCAAGAACTTCAGCAACTGTATTTATCTCAGATTGTTCAAAGTTAGGACCTAAATTTTTTGTAAGTGTTTTATCTATTTCAGTTAAAGCTGTTTTAGATTTAAACTTTATCATCTCTTTACTGTGAACGTCATATGCAACACTAGAAGCCACAGGAAAACCATTTACAATAGGTTTAATTACGTTGTTCTCAACATAAGTCTTACCATTATCATAACTAGTAACAAGCTTATTATCATCTTTAAGTAAGAAAGCTTGTGGTTTAATTTTAGTAGTACTCTCAGTTCCTATTTTTTGAACTGTAGCACTTCCAGGGTTAGCCTTGTTCGCTGCATTGGCCTCAGCTACTAAATCAAATCCATCTTTAGTTGAACCATTAACCGTGGTTGTTACACCGTTTATAGTTACATTTATATATTGTGGTTTAATTTCAGCCTCTCCAAAAATAGATGTAACAGAATTATCATTTGGATTTACGGCAACAAGTTCTCCATTTACTTGTTTAAAAATAGTTTTTTCTGGCGCAGAAGCTATTTCGTTCCCTGAACTTATATCTATTATCTTATCTCCAGCTTTCATAGTTTTAGTTGCACCTAAAATAGTATTTTGTAAATTTTTATTAAATTTATTAAAAATGCTTGCTGGTATTCCTTTTATGGTCTCTTCTTTTAAAGGAATAGTACCCATAATTTTACCTTGTTCATCTTGACTTAAACCCTCAAAAACACTTTTTGGAACACCTTTGATTTTTTCAGAACCATATAATAATTTGTTTTGTCCAGCTTCGCTCAATTTGTTAAAAAATTGTACAGGAACACCTTTTACATTTTTACTTATCATACCTAAGAAGACTGCTTTATCGACCTTACTCATGTCCTTAAAAGTATCTTCAGGAAGTCCTTTTATCATAATTTTACCTGAAGCTATTATTTTATTATTTGCATCTTTAATAACTTCATTTGGACCTAATTTATAATTAGCAGGTATATCCGTTATTATTTTTTCCCCTCTTACTAAATAATCACCTTTTTTTAAAATACGGGCTTTTTCAGTACCCTCAGCTATCACAGATCCTTTTCCTGTCACTAATTTAGTTTCAGGACCCAAAGTATATAATTTATTTTCTAATTCCATTTTTTTCTGCTTGTAAGCCGCACTAGCTTTTTCTTCAGCAGTCAAGGCAGCCTCCGCAGCTGTAAGAGCGGCTGCTTCTAACTTTTGTTTATCTTTTCTAACTTCAGCAGCACGAGCTCCTATTTTTGGAAGTAATTTAGTTTTTTCTGCAGCTAATGCTAGACGTTGTGCTGCGCTTAATCCTGATGTTTCACCTGCCATGGGGGCAGAAAAAGCTAAAGCAGTGTTGGCTATATCAAATAATATTTGAGATTGAGCAAATTTTTTCTGTTCTTCAGGGTCACCTAAGATACTACCGTAAACACCTTTTTTATCTTCATAAAGTTCTTTTAATCTATTTACTTTTTGATCCGTGGGTGTTCCACCAGCTAATTGCTGATCAATACGATCCGCTAAAAGTTGAGAAGCTTCGGTTGTCATGTTTTTTCTGGGACCCATAAACCTTTGTAAAGATTTAAAATCAACTCCACCGTTTTCCATGTACTCAACAGGACCTCCTGCTTCAAAAACAGGAACTGGATCTTCATCACCTCGGCGGCGAACCTCGCCGCCTAAGTTAAAATTTACGGGTGGCTCGTTACCAACCCCCATATTCCCGTTAGCTGCCATTGTCATAATGCCTCCACCCATGTCACCTTCGACAGGAGTGTTCATTTTTTCTTGGGCCATTGGTCCTATGCCTTGATCAACTAACGCTAATTCAACCACTGGAGTAACCAAAGCCAAAACACTTTCTGGTGTCTGACCCGCGTCCTCTGGTCCAACTATGCTTGCTAAATCTGTTCGTCTCTCTTCAGAACTCTTGTTGTCTGCTGACACACTGTTCATCATTTCCTCGAAACTGCCTGCAGCCTCTGGATCAGAAAACCCTGCGGCTTCTGCTCCCTCTATCATCCCTGCTACGGCCTCAGTGTCCATCATCTTAGCACCCTCTTCTGCTAACATTTCTGGAGTTGCTCCCATTGCAGGGGCTGTAGCCATAATACCCTCTGGAGGCATCATTGGATCACCACCCATTGCCATGGCTTTGTAACCCATATTGTTAACTGCTCCAGGGTTAGCACGAGAAAGTGCTTGCAAACCCTTTGCATCCTCTGGAATAGGCTTTAGCCCAGCGGCTCCACCGTTTCGGAACATCTGCCGTCCCATTACACTTCTATTCATTATCCGAATAACCCCGCTTTAGCTGCACCCGCACCTGCTGACAATCCAGCAATACCTAAACCTAGATATTGCTGAAAAGGTGACACACTAGGTGACGTGGACTGTGTTATAGTTTGTTGTGTCGTAGGTGTTTTACTGTAAATGTCTGACAAAAACCCTAACCTTTGATATGGTTCAAACATTTGAGATAAATTACTTTGCCTATCTGCTTCTAACTCAGCTTGATCTTGAGCTTGAAGGAGAGAACCAATTTTAAAAGCACCCTCTACATCTCTTTGACCTAAACCTTGTAAGGTCTCTCCTAAAGCCGCTTGTCTCAAACCTAACTGACCCTGCTCTCCTGCAAGTCCAGCTATTCCTTGTCCAAGTTGTGTTTGTCGGGCTAATTCTCTTTCTGCTGCACCTTGAGCCTGCATAAAGTTTTGTGCTTGAGCTTGTGCCAAAGCAGCCGCTCTGTTCCTGTCTATTTCAGAAGAAGCTATCTGGGCCCGTGAGCCGCCGAACGCGCCTGATCCTACAGCACCCGCGGCGCTGCCTGCTAATTGTCTGTCAAAAGCTCTGTTTATTTCATCCGACACAGCTTGTTGATAAGGGTTCATATATCTTGCAGTCATGTCAGCTGTAACAGGACCCGCACCAGCTCTCAAAGCGGATTCAACACCACCTAAAGTCTGACCAGCTGTTCCTAAAGTCTGACCACCTGATTGAATATATGGCATAAAAGCACCTAAACCTGCTTCAGCCTGTTTTCTTGCTGCATCTTGTAGTCCTGTTAGTCCTGCCACCTGTTGTGTGGGTAAGGTCATACCTTGATCGGCTAATTCTTTTGCAGATTTTAGTAAACCAATTCTATAAGCTTCTATTTCAGGGTTTTCACCAACCTGCTGTATGACGGTTTCTGTTGCCATTATGCCATCGCCTTTCCACGTTGTTCTAGATTACGCATGACACCATACATATTACTTATACCTTTGTTCATGTCTCCACCACCTAGACCTTTTACAGCATCGGTAGTCATCACAAATTCTCCAGGCATTAGCATGGCTCTTACGCTATCTTTATTTGGTATACCTTCATCAGGCATAATACCACCTACTCGTCTTGGAAATATCTCACCACCTTCGGCGGCTGTTTGAAAAGGTGTTTTAGAAAACAAATATGGATTATACTCAAAACCATAACTTGTAGGCGAGGTGGTAGCCCCCGTAGATCCTGTCACAGCTAAATCTCTTACATCATACTGATCGGGATTTTCTTTATATACGTCCAATCCTGTTCTTACAGGGTCACCCTCTTCTTCTTCAGGCACATCAAACATACCACCAGCTGCGCCAGCTGCCGTGGCTAAGGCTAAACTAGGACCTACTTTTCGTAAAAAACTTGGGTTTAATTCTTTTTTGGCTAGGTCCATAGCTTGTTTAGACCCTAACGTATAACCTTCTGCCAAAGCCTCTTTTTGAAGTTGACCCGCTTTTGCGAATAATTCTGGTTGAGTAGCATCTGTGCCAAACATAAAATCACTAGCTTTGCTACCATACCCTTTTAGTTGCTCAAACATGCTTGGTGGTTTTCCTTCAAAAGCAACTTGTCTTGGTTTCACACCAAACTTAGCAGCTTCATCAGCAGAAGCAAGTGTATCACTACTCTCTGGAATAACTTTTGTTTCTTCACTGAACAAGTCTCTAATATTAGGTTGTGCGGTACCCTGTAATGGATCAAAGTTACCTTGAAACGCTGCTTTTACACTAGAAGTGCCTGTTCCTATATCAGTTGCGATATTATCAAGAAATCCTGAAGGGCCTGTTTTAGGGCCAGAAAGTCCTGCAGTCACAGCTCCTGTAGCACCGCCTAATACAGCAGATTTAAAAGCATCTTTCACACTACCGCCTTGAACTAAAGTTCCAATACCTGCACCAAGTGCACCTGACATAACTGTGCCTAATCCTGGGGCAAAGTAATTAATGGCCATAGGAATAATTAATGGAGCCGCCTTCTTTAAAGCCTTGCCTACTCCTTTAGCTATCTTACTTACTGACTTGAATATTTTTTTAAAGAAGAACTCTGGTAATCCTGTCGTTGGGTTTACACTATTTTTACTTTGACCAACAACATATCTCTCAGGATCTTCTACACCTAATTCTTTTAAATGTTTAAAAATGCTTTCTTTTAATTCTGGGTTCTTCTCAATCAAGGCCCGTGGGACGATGAGCTCGCCTGTTTCAACGTGAGCTACAGTGTCATCACCATAACGACCAAAGTTAGCCATCTTCTTGCCAACATCCGAAAACTGAGCAATACCGTTAGTACCAAACTGCTCTTTAAGCTCTTCGGCCTCCAGTTGCTCTATCTGCTCATCGGTCATTACAAAGTCCGCAATGCCGCCTGCAGGTATCTCTTCTTTTTTAAGCGCTTGGTCCATGTTTCATAGTCTACCTTAAATAATAAGTTTGTTCAATACTATATCCGTGATAATGCACTCGTTGTTACTCTTGTCTTTGATAGTTCTTGTATACTAGCTACAAGATGTAATCTATTAGCAGTTGCCGCCGTTGCTTTCAATATCTCGCCACTTTCTAAAATTAAATCTCTTGTTAGTAATTCTATGGATGTATTCGCAGCCACAGACTTGACTTGAAACAAACTAAATACATCACTGCCACTGGTTAGTGTCAAGGTTATTGTATCAGAACTACCCGAATCATTTGACACTATTATAGAACTAACAACAGACGCATTAAAGTCTGCATCACTGGGTGCAGTATATAAAACAGTTACATCGGTTGTTGTTAAATCCAACTTAGCGTTTGTTAAACCTTGTATATATTGAGGAATACTGGTTATTAACATTATCGTCTACCATCCTCTCGTATATCAACTCTTGGCGTACCTAACTTATATTTTGTACCCAACGATGTAGAATCTATCCTTAAAGAAAAAGATCGACCTCGCAATCTATAATCTAATTTTTCTGTAAATTGTTCAACAGGACTTGTAGAAGATCTTTGGGCCGTGTTTTGTGTTGTTTGGTTAAAGTTAGCCCCAGGGTTGTTTCTAGATTTCATGGTAAAAGACACGTCAGGGTTTACACTAGTTGAACCATCAAAGGTAATATCAGGTATCACTCTTTTAAGAAAAATAAATTTGTCTCCATCTCCCGCCCCAATAGAAGCAGATTCAATAAAAGAAGTCATAGCGGACCCGTCATCATCAAATCCAACCTCGTGGTTATACAACAACGAACCACCTGTGGCTTGTGGTAGGTTTCTAATACCTCTATCAAGCCATGCTTGTCTTGCAAGTGTTCCGTAATACCAAATTTTTTCTAAATAGTTGTACGCAACATATTTATCTATTTCTGTTCCAGCAGATGAAGGATAAAACCATAATATTTCACTGAACTCTGAGTTTAATCCTACATGTACTTTATCACGCTCTGCAAAATTAAAATCTAAAAATACTTTGTCCTTTACAGTGCAGGGCAGTTGTATTGTTTGACCATTAGAGTATACATAAAAAGTGTCTACACCCATCCAAAACACCGCATCTTCAACAGCTATCGCAGAAAACGGGCTCATAATGGTAATATTCTTAGATAGTTCCTGCAAGCCAAAAGTAAAAGGAGGGCCTATAAATTTCATGGCATGTAGTGTTTTGTTAGTAAAACATAATATTTGTTGTTTTGTTTCAACCGCTTGAACAAAAGTCGATCCACCACCTAGTCTTAAATCACCTGCTGTATTTGTAGCCGTTGGAAAGAAATCAACTGGGTTTTCTTGGGATGAAAAACGTATCAACAAAGGATCTTGTACTCCATTGCCTTGTGTGGCGGACGAATTTGCACCCAATCCATCACATCCAAAAGCAATCACATGTCTGTCTTGATCCGATACAAGAACTTGTTTTGCTATTGTTGGCACACTTGTTTCACCTTGATACGTGCTTGTCGCACTAAGTTCTATAGCTCTATTACTTAAACCATTTGTTTTATCCCAATAAAATATACCACTATCTCTTGGATTAATAATTATATCTTCTCCAAAATTATCATGTGACCATAATCTAATCTGTGCTCCAGGAGTCGTAACACTTGCTGCATTACCCCATCCAACAAAGTCATTGGCAGAATCTGCATTACCTACGACTAATCTTACAAGTGTGTTGTCATCATGAGTCACGGCATCCGTACCACTATGTCCACGAGCTACGGTCATTGTATTGTCATCCGTGGTTGCCGATACAAGCATAAGTTCGTTGTCTACAAGTATAACATCATTTGCTGTATTCATACCAGTTTCGTCATCCACATCAACGGCCGTCTCACTATTGTCTAAGGCTTCGTTAAGTTGTGTTGCTAAAGCACCAGAGGTTGTACCACTCCATTGTCCAGCACCCCAACCAGTTCCACCAACTGTTACGTCTAATCCTACATTTAGTTGATATGTACCAACAATACTTCCACCACCATTGCCACTATCCGAAGCATTAGCTGCTACGCTTGATGTGATTGTATAAGAATTAGAACTTATTAATGACGCTATTTGAAATTCTGCATTAAGTATCGTAGCCGTAATTGTACCACCTAAACTAACTGCACCAGAGAATGTTACAAAGTCTTTTTCATTAGCACCATGTGCTGGATCTGTAACTGTTATTGTGGTTGATCCGTTTGTAGCTGCAAAGGTAACATCGCCTGCTGATGTAGTATTTCGTATGGGTGTAATGTCGTTAAATGTCTGACCTTCTTCTATATAATATTTAAGATGTGTACCAATACCCATAAAATCAGAACCATCAAGAGCCACCCAATTATGTAAACGTCTTGCTGATCCTTCATAAGTATTAGAACTATATCTTTCCCAGCCACCAAATTTTTCTGGAAAACCAAATCTAAATCTTACTTTGTCCCCATCAATAAAGCCACCTTCATTACTGTACGATGTAATATCAGATACTATTCCAGGTTTAAATTTCAAAGCTCTCATTGGCATTAGAACGCACTCACTGATTTAGTTCCTGTATAAGCATCTTCGTTGACGCTACCTGTTCCGTCATTAATATCTTTTAAAGCAAAGGGTCTACTACTGCCATCATTTCCAGATATTGTACCTGTTAAACTAAATGATCCGTCAGTCGTGGATCTTGTTTGTGTGTTTGTTGCACCCGCTGTAACTGTAACAGAATCAAAAGGATCTGCACCAGTCAACACCACAGATATAGCTAAATTATTTGTAAAAGCTATAGTTCTACCACCACCTGCTACTGTATTGTTTGGTATTCTTATACTTGAAACAGAACCACTATTAAGTATAGGTCTTATAAAATCGCCTCCAGAACTTATAAAATCAAAAAAGACAGAGTGTCCTGTTGTTGAAAAAGTTATTCTATTACCTACATGACTGGCATCAGAACCAGTTTTAGTAACTCCATTTCCAAAAACAATTCTAAAGTTTGAATCTTTAAGGTTTGCCATGCTTGAGTTTCCCCCAGCAAGTGCTAACATTTGTTCGCCAGCAGTTCTAGCACTAGATTGTAATGTTCCATTATTACTACCAGGATTAGGAGGTAATGTTAATAATTCTGAATTAGGTAATAAGACAGTATCTGATGTAGAAAAAACACCGCCAAAACCAGTTGATACAGAAACACCATCTGTTAAAGATATGTCAGCATCCCTTGCAACTGACGTTACAACTACAGTAGAATTGTCTGCCGCACTTAAAGTTGTTGTACCCGTGTGGCTTGTACTACTTTCAGAGCTTGTAAATGTTTTTAATGTTGATTGTACGTTACCACTTCCTTTTAATTCTAATGTTGTACTAGAATTAGTTGTCAAAGGTGATCCACTAGAGTTTGTTATGTTGTTACCATTGGTATCGAGTATTATTTTTTTATGTGCGGAATTATTATCAAGTGTTAAAGCACCAGTTATTGCTCCAGATAACCTAAAAAACTGTATTGGTAGTTTAGTCTTATCACCAGCTTTTGTATTTAAACTGCCAGATGAGCTTACTTCGGTAAATCCTACATTTGATATTAATGGTATTGCCATGTATCACCTAATATTTAATTGATTCTACAAAAGTAAAAATAGTTCCATTTTGATTAATAGCTATTGCAAAAGATGCCGAACTGCCAAGAGTC